GAAGTAATACAAGTGGTCTTGCTTTGCTTCACATTAGGATTAGTAATTGGAACAATAATTAAAAAGAAATAAATTAAATTATATATTATGAAAAAAAATAGATTAAGTTATTCATCTTTAGCTCAGTTTAAAAAATCTCCTAATCATTTATTAGCATACTGGAATAAAGAATTTAAAGCTACTGATGCTATGCAGTTTGGTAGTTTAATTCATAAGATGTTATTAGAACCAGATACATTTAATAATGATTTTGCAATATTTGAAGGCGCAAGAAGAGCTGGAAAACAATGGTTAGAGTTTAAAGAAGAAAACGAAGGCAAAACATTAATTAAGCAACAAGAATTAGATGATGCAAATAGAATAATTAACAATGCAATGTTACATCCAGTACTTACTGAAATGATGCAAAATAAAATAGATACAGAAATTAAATTAGAATGGAGTTATAAAGATGTTAATTTTCTTGGCTTTGCAGACCTTTTAACAACGTTTAACGGTAAGAAGTGTATAGTAGATATAAAAACCACTAATGATGCTGGAAAACGCTTTGAAAGAGATTTATATTATAATGATTATAAAATGCAGTTGGCAATGTATCAAGACCAATATGATAAAGATACAGATGTTTATATAGTAGCAATAGAAACTAAAATGCCATTTAATGTTCAGATATATAAATTAGATGAAAGTTTATTATTTAAAGGTTGGATGGACTATGATTATTATACAGATAAATTTAAAGAATGGAACGGGGAGCCACAAGGTTACTCCAGTGACATTATAGAAATAAAAACAGAAATAGAATAAATATGAAAAAACTTGCAATAATAGGAGGACTTAGTTTAATGACTGCTGGTGCAACTAATATGTTATGGCATAAGCAGAAGTTTAATAACAACCCTAATACATTTGCAATAGCTACAGGAGGGTTTTTTGTAGCTGTAGGAATAACCTACAAATTTTAATTAAAAACAAATAACAATGGATAAAAAAGAAAAAACAATATATTGTGGTGGTGGTAAAATCATGAATGATAAATGGTTAAAAGTAACTATTAATCCAACTAAATTAGCTGATTACATACAAGAATACAACGGTAACAAATTTATCAAACTAAATATTAATTTAAAAGATGAGCCAGACCAATATGGTAAAGATGTAAGTATTAGCATAGATACTTGGAAACCCGAACCACAAGAAGAAACAAAAGCTGTAAGTGATACTTCAAACGATTTACCCTTTTAAATATAATGAAGCAATCAAAGGTCTTAGAAGCATTGGGTTTAACGTCACAGGATATACAAAATATGTTAATGAACGGTTACACAATGCCAGAGATAGCAAAGAAGTATAAAATAGAATACATTTCTTTGGTACAAGCATACAAAGTACAAAAGAAAAATTACAAGTATGTTGATTTTATACAACCAAAAAAAGAAGTAGAGGACATAAAAAAAGTGTCCTTTACTTTCGATAAACTATATAATGAAGAAGCTCTTAATGAAAATGAATTATTAGCTTATTATAAATACGAACAAAAACACAAAGCATATTATAAAATAAATTAAAACTAAAATTATGAAAGAAGTATTAATAAATAATAAACAATATAAAGATTTAATTGCATTACAAAGTAATAAATCAAATAAAGCATTCTTAAATCGTATGATTGAATGTAAAAGTATAGAATTATATAAAGATGATATTGTAGCAGATATAGGCGCATATATTGGTGAATATTCTATATATGCAATAAATCAAGGGGTTAAAAAAGTAATATCTTATGAAGCAACTCCAGAAACTTTTAATATTTTAAATAAAAATAAAAGAGGAAATATGATTGTAAATAATTTAGCTGTTGTCCCTGATAATAGAAGTAAAACTAAATTACATATCTCTAAAGGTATCGGTGTTACAAATAGCATTGTAAAGTCAGATAGAAAAAGTCATTTTATTGAAATAGATTGTATTAGATATGAAAATGCTGTAAAAGAAGCAACTGTTGTTAAAATTGATGTTGAAGGTGCTGAATATGATTACAATATTATTCAAGATAATTTAAGGGCTATTATATTAGAGTTTCATCCAATTAATAACTGTGACTGGATGCAAAACGCCAGAAAAATTATGGATGATATTAAAAACGCTGGATTTAAAAGTATTATAGAGCCAACATTTAAATCTGGATGGAATATGGCTGCAAGTTTTAAAAGATAAAATTATGAAACAATACGATTTATTTAATAAGAAAAAAGATGATAATATAAAAAAATATACATCTAAAATTAAAGCGCCGATTTACGAACCTAAAAATAAAAAACCTCATATATTAGAGCTTTATGACAAAACTAAATATTTAAGACTATTAAGAGAAATTGATAGGTCTAACATATCAGTTGAGGATAAGCAATTTCTTGTAGACGCAGCTAAAAGACATATTGTATTTAATTATCAAAAGATAGCAGACTATTATGCGCATTCAAATAAGGATGTACAACATTTAATGGAGCGTTCTGCTTTAGTAATTATTGACCTTGAAAAAGCTCTACAATACGGTTATATGAAACTTAGCTATGATATATCACAACAATTTTTAGAAGAAAAAACAAATGAATAATAAAGATTTTGTTGCAATGATATTATCACACGGTAGACCTAATAATGTTTATACATATAAAACATTAAGAAAACATGGCTACACAGGCGACATAATAATTGTTGTAGATAACGAGGATAAAACAATAGAAGAATATAAAAAAAACTTTGAAAAAGTTGTTGTTTTTAATAAAGAAAAGATAGCTAAAGAAACAGATCAAGGGGATAATTTAAACGATTTAAGAACAACTACACACGCACGAAATGCTATGTTTAAAATTGCTAAATATTATAACTATAAATATTTTATACAATTAGATGATGACTACACTGATTTTAGATATAGATATTTAATGGATAAATATATAACAACTTTAACTAAAGAGTATGACTGTAATGGAAAACTTAAAAACTTAGATAAAGCATTTAATACTTTATTAGAATTTTATAAAAAAATAAATGCAAAAAGTATAGCTATATCACAAGGTGGTGACTTTATAGGTGGCGAAGGATGTGGTATGATTTCTAATTATGAAAGATTATCGCGAAAATGTATGAACAGTTTTATATGTTCTGTAGATAGACCTTTTAAATTTATATCAAGACTTAATGAGGATGTTAATACCTATTTAAGTTTAGGAGCAAGAGGTGATTTATTTTTAACGTTACCTTATATAGGTTTAGAACAAAAATCAACACAAGCTACATCTGGCGGAATGACTGATACATATCTTGATAATGGTACATATCAAAAAAGTTTCTTTTCTGTTATGTATTGTCCAAGCTTTGTTAAAATATCTTTAATGGGCGTTAGTAATAAAAGATTACATCATACTGTGGACTGGAATAAAGCAGTACCAAAAATAATATCAGAAGAATACAAAAAATAAAATCAAACTAAATAAAATCAAACAAATGAAAAAAGAAATATATAATGAGAATTATCACAATAATAAATTTAATTTTTTAATTAGCAAACTATTTGACGAAAGACGAACAATAATGGACTTTGATACTTTTATATCAGCAGGAAATAAATTAGCTTTCTTAATAGACCATAAGCAGGAGGACCCATGGGATGAAATTAGTATTAACTTATTAAAAAATCTTATGAACTTTAATAATTTAAAACTAAATAATAATTGTCTTTTAAAATCTTTTGTAGTTAGAAGCAATATACATTTATTTAATAAAGATACAGAGGCAAAAACATCTTGTTTTACAACTATTTATGAGTTAATAGACTTTAATAAAGATTTAATGTATAAAAAAACAAACGAATTAAACCCTAAAGAATTTATTAAAAACTCTTATACTTTAAGAAGTGACGAAGAATTAAAAAACTTTTTTAATCCAGAAACTCACGAAAAATTTAAACTTGATATAATAAATAGATTATGAAAGAATTACCATATTTTAAATTTTATCCTAATCAGTGGATAACTGGCAGTATATCATTTATGGATTTAGATGTACAGGGTGCGTTTATAAAAGTTTGCTGCTACTACTGGAGCAAAGAATGTAACGTTACAAGAAAACAAATAAAAGCATTAATACCAAAACAATGGAGTGTATTAGTAGATGCTGAGTTATTTAAGATAGAAAACGAATCTATTAGCATTAAATGGTTAGATGAACAATATCAAGAGAGATTAAAAGAGCATAAAAGAAATGTTTTAAATGGTCGCAAGGGTGGGTTAAGCAGGGGTAAAGCATTAAGAAAAGAAGAGAAAAGAAAAGATAAATATGCAAATGATAATTTATTAAAAGTAAATGATGAAGTGCAAAAACTTCTTGACCAATGATATTAGAAGATAAAGCTACTATACCATATTTAAAAGCATTTAAAGAAGGTAGAATTAAAAAAGGTATTGGCATTAATTGTTTATTAGATGATTACTTTCTTTATAAGAATGGTAATTTTAATATGTTTCTTGGCTTAGATAATGTTGGTAAAACTAATTTTATATTATGGTACTTAACTGCTTTAAGTAAATTACATGGTAAGAAATGGTGTATCTGGAGTGGCGAAAACAATGCTGGGCAACTTAAAAGAGATATAATTCAAATGTGGACTGGCGAAGCTATTAAAGATTTAAACGAATATTTATTTTATCACGATGAAATTAGTAAGTATTTTAAATTTATTGATAATAGAAAACTTTACAATCATAAAGAACTATTAGAAATATTTGATAAAGAAGATTGTGATGGTGCATTAATAGACCCTTATACAGGTATTAACCACGATAGAAGAGTTTCACAATTTGAAAGAAATTATCAAGTTTGCAATGATGTTAGAGAGTTTTGCAATAGAACAGGCAAAACAGTATTTATTGCAATGCACCCACAAACAGAAGCAGCAAGAAGAGTATATCCACCAGACCATCAATTAAATGGACATATACAACCACCACGTAAAGCTGATTGTGAAGGTGGGCAAGTATTTCCAAATAGAGTAGATAATTTTATTTGTTTACATAGATTAATTTCACACGATAAATTGTGGATGATGACAGAAGTACACGTATATAAAATCAAAGATAAAGAAACAGGTGGTAAGCCAACAATGTTAGGAGAGCCATTAAGATTTGATTATAATAGTGGTTTAGGTTTTACAATTGGTGGTAATAACGTATTAAAATAAAAAACAATGAGATATAAATATGAAGATATAGAAAAGTTTATGGAGTTTAAAACTTGGACTGATAAAGATAAAATAGATAAATTACTTGAAATAGATTGTAGTTTATATGCACATCTTGGCAAAGATTCTACTAAATCAGAGAAAGAAGAAGTTAAAAGAAAAAGTATAGATATATACAGAACGATAAAAACATTAGATAAAAAAATGGGTGATTTATTTTTATACTCAGAAGATTTAAAACAATGAATGATTTAGATTACACAATAACAAAGAACAAATTAGAAATACTGCTTTTAAAAGCTCAAGAAGGTTTAAAGAGTGGTAAAGTAACGCAAAGCAAATTAGATGCTGTAGAAACGCTCCAAGACACTTTAAAATGTATGTTAGAGCTGAGGTTTACAATTGATGAACTAAATAAAAAACAAAGTTTGTTAACAATGCAAAATATAAAATCTTATAAAGAAACTGCAGAACTTAAGAAAAAATTTAATACTTTTAAAAAATAAACTATAAATTATGTATATAACATTATTATTAACAATAACACATTTAACCTGTTTTATATTAGGTATAATAGTAACACACATCATTG